ACACGTTCACTCTATTTCCCGTCCTTCATCCTCCGCAAAGTCCGAATCGCCTGTGAGCGTTCGCGCTGAAGATCTCGGCGCTCCTTTAAAGAGTCGATCTTTACCTTCTTCCCCCTAAGTTTTGATACCTTTGTAATTACTTTTTTAATTACAGGTTTGAATACTTTAAGTAGTAAGTCTGCCAGTGGTTTTGCCAGAAGAGCAGATGATGCAGCAGTTACAGCGATTGCAGCAGTGGTAGCAGTAACCTGTGGTGTAGGTAAGTATTGTGCAGTCAGAGGAATATCTTCGTAGAGAGTCACACAGATACCATTCTGTAGTTCATAACCAGACACCCTCTCCTTCTGGTTCTGTGCCACGTCACCAATCCGTAGTGCATTAGGAGGAGGACATTCTACTTCTTCTTTTTCTTCTGTCTTAGGCACAGCATCCTTAGGGACCTCTGGTGGTGCAGGAGTTTTTGGTGGTCTTACGACAGGAGGTTTTGGTGGTGGTTGCTCATACTTCAACTCTTCTGGGTTGTAGTTAATAGGATTGAACGATGGCATATTGCCATCACAAAAGACCCTAGCACCATCAGGGTCATCCTCAGTCAACTTATCATTGGTTCCCTTCTTATTATCAAGGTGTGCCTCAACACATCCAGGAATATCAATAACAGGAAGTCCCACCTGCACCGTCACTGGAGGAGCAGATGGGATTCTTGGTGGGGCAGTCATCCAACTAGGGACATTTATATCACGAACTTCCACATTACGAATATCACGAATCTCTGCCATCAGGGAAGTCTCATTCCTGGAACAGAACCTCCTTTACCTTCACCAACTGGAACAACACCACCAGTTACATTAGGAAGTTCGGGCATTGCTGCATCCAACATTCCAGGAAGTGCTCCTGCGATAGCTTCTGTAGCAGCAGTTGTGACTCTTTCCTTTACATCTTCAATCATTGCATCTTTGTTAAGATAAACATACACGCCGCCACTAACAACGGCAGCAGATACAACAAAAGACGACAACGCGAGTACATTAATTACTTTTTGCATTGTTAAGTGCCTCAACAGTATATTGATACCCACTATCTATAACATCATCATGCAAATTTGCAATATCCTGTAGACCTTCTACCGAATACCACGGTGCGGTTTCCCAGTCGAATCCCTCTCCAAAGGTATTGTCGGCGTTAACAATATACCAGTGGCAAGATGCATCAGGAACATCAACAGCACAATGACTCCAATCATCTGACCACTGAGGAACTTGTACCCATAGTGTAACAGCAAATAAAAAATTAAACAAGTGTACCATGTGCCCTGCGGATTTCGCGAAGTTCTTCAAAGTTCTTTTGCTTGGTGCCACCATCATACGCCCAGGCATATCCTTCGTCAATCATTTGTTCATTCAATGATATTTCCGCATCTCCGATATATAACCAACCAAGAAGGCGACCGTACTTACCCATACCACCAACCAGTTCAGTTCGAATGATGAGATCATCGTCTCCATGAACTGCACCTTCTAGTTTTTCTTTCATCCAGTTTGTAGCATCAATACCTAGTGCTTTCTCGTCAAGGTCTCTCGTTCTTTTCTCTGGCGTATCAACGCCTGCAATTCTAACTCTTTCTTTCTTGAATAAGTCAAAACCAAGATCAATGGTGACATCAATAGTATCACCGTCAACAACACGGTTTATCTCAACTACTCGAAAGTTGTAACACGACTTCCTGCTTGGCGGGGTCATTGCTCCCATTTTTTAACTCCTTTGAATCTGCATCTTGTGGCATTGCAACAATAATTCCAATAAGAGCTACTGCTGCACCAATGACCGCAGACGCTCTCTGAATCCAAATTTTGTTGTCTGTAACTTGTTGCTTAAGTTCTTTAATTTTTTCTTCAGTCTTATCTATACGACTATGAACCATTTCAATGCGACGAATAGCATTCTCTAAAGTGCTGTCCATTACAGCAATCTTAGTATCCTGTTCTGCGTCTTTATTTGTCAGATCGCTCATCGTCTAACTCCCCATATGCGAGTTTCATGATTGTATATATGTAATAAGCAACGCCAGCAAGGAGTATCAAAATGGAAATAATAATACTCCAAGTTACGTCGTTAATATCATTTAAAGGTCTCAAAACTAAGTTCATTAGCAATCATTGAATTCAGAACCAATTTCAGAACCAAGTTCTGAACCTACCTTGTTACCTAGAAGCATTGCCCATCCAGATCCTAACCATCCAATATAAGGAATACCACTAACTGCGGGGACGACTAGACCAGCACTAATCGCGGTTCCCGCCATCGCACCTTGACTTCGTGCGCCAGCGTCCGCCCTGATGCACTCTTCGCTTTTTGCAGGGGACTTTCCCTCAGGACTCACAGCACCTCCTATGTTACGAGTGCCATCCATCGTATATTGATCATTACGAAACTCACGACGCATTTCAGTCTTAGGACCGAATAGTCCACGCTTGTCTTTATCAACCATCAAAGATTTAGTTGATTCTAATACAGTAGGATCGTTTGCCTTGTATTCAAAACTATAACCATTCTTTCCAGACTGAACCTTAAACGAAGAATAATCACCGTCTGGAAAATTGATAATAGGGTATTGTGGTCTATTAAGAATATGTCCTAAAATACCGATATGAGCAAAACCAAATAATGCTCCCACTGTCAATATCGCCCACTTTATATTCATGACATCACATCTTGTAGGAATCGTCTGACTTTGCTGGTCCGTTTCCGATTTGGAGAGGTGCCTGCTCAATCCTAATCGTTTGAGCGGGGGCAGTTTGAGCGGCGGCATTGATCAGTTTCTCCAGATCAGTTTTGCTCACACCACCTGCAGGGGCACTACTACCATTGCCATTCTTATTTTTCGCAGTCTGGACCCCAAAAGTAGCTAAAACCCCAGTGAAGACAGAGGCTATGAAAGTTGGATCGATCTTCCCTTGTGGGAAATTAGGAATGGTCACATAGTTAAGAGTGAGAATACCACCAGACCAAACAAGAATCCCCAAACGAACAAAAGTTGAAAGAATGGCAAGGTGCTCCTCAGAATCCTCAACCTTTTCTTTCAACTTTCCAATAGGTCCTTTTTTCTTTTCTTCTTTTACTTCTTCCTTCTTTACTTCTTCGGGCATGGTAAGAGAGGTTAGGCAGCTTTATTTAGCGATAAACCCCTTCTCAACTAACCATTCACGAGTCATTGGTGTTGGTTCGTAGTCAGTCCACATAGTGCCAGCAGCACAAGACTCAAGTGCTCTAGCAGTCATACCTTTAGTGTGACCTGCCCAGTATGCTTCTTTCTCCCAAGGAATTGCCTCTGGTTGAAACTTGTAAGCACTCTCAACAATTTTCACATACATACGAGGAACTTCCTCCTCATTCTTAATGATAGCAATGAAGTTATTCTTGATGCTACCCGCCATGCAATCTTGAGCAGCGTGCCATCCTTCATGACGCATGACTGACATCATAGTGCCAGGACGACGCATGTGAGCGACATTCAAAAAGAAGTTATTGCTTACGGTATGATAAACACCACGATGACCGACAGGGAAGTATCGTTGGTCTGCTAGAAAAACCCTAGCTCCGACCTTATTAAGTGATCGGACGAGAGAGTCAAACTCATCAGCAACAATACTATAATCAACGTCAGCAAGGAAACTATCCTTGTTGAGGTCTGCGACTGTTTTGAGTTCTTTGACATGATCGGTGCATTCCCTGAGTAACATGCATCCCATTGAGTGAGGAGTGAAGTACTCGTTTTCTTTGAGTGGATCTGCCAATACTGGAGCAGAGATAAGTGCTGCTGCCAGTGCCATCATAAGTTTTTTCATTTGTTGTTAATACTCCAACCATTACCAGAATTCCAACCACCAGGTCCTTCCTGGAAGTTTTCTGAACCACCTTGACTTTCTTTAACGGTGTTCCAGTTACTTGTAGCCATTTCATACATCAGTTGATGCATACTACAAGGTTCACCACCATACTCCTTACGCTTTTCTTCTTTCTCTTGCTTAGCAATAGTCTCTTGCTCAATATAGTCTAACTGCTTTTCTGAACGAACAGGAGCAGGACCAAACCAGTCATCATCAGCGAGATATGCAGGAGCAGGCACACCCGTGTAATAATTGATAGCGTCTTGCTTGAAACATTCTCCTTGATCATAGTTCTCCTGAAGATCTGCACAATCAATGGGCGTATCATCAATAGAGCACTCTAGAGTTTGTGACTTTGGAATAAACACTTGTTCGACTACACTTTGAGCGCCTTTGAGTAGCGTTTTAAAATTCATTGCCAATGATAGTGATAGTAGTTTCCTTTGGGATGGCACATTGGGTCTTCGGATGCCATACGATATTTTAGCATGGACTGACCTTTGAAGTCAGTTCTACCGTTTAGAATCACTGACCATTTTAATATTTGTTTCTTACCTTCTTCAGAACTAATACGTTCTTTGATGGCAGGGTTCACTGGGATCCATCTGCGAGTATATATGCCCTCATATTGACCAGGAGCATAGATGACTTCATGGACAGTGTTTGGAAACCTATCAGATGCTACTCTGTTAAGAACAGATGCAGCAACACAATATTCATCTGCAGTGTTTTTTGCAGCTTCAACCTGAACAACTTTTGCTAAGTTGTGATAATCAACTGGCGTAAGCGTCAAGAGTAGTTCAGCAATCATAACCAAGTTTTTCCTCCTCAGGAAAGTATGTTCTATAAAGGTAGGACGCTTCTACGTGTTTTCCAGACTCTGTGAGTCTTTTGCATTCTGCTAGTATTCGTTCTTTAAATTCCTTTGAAGGTCCGTGAGTGTTAATCATCAGTTTCTCCTAAGTATTCTAGTGAATAAACGTCGTGGTATTGTGTATTAGGATCTAACCATTCGTTAAATTCACACTGAATTGCAAAAGCATCTTCATCTAACTTGGATGCACAGAGAGTATGTATACGATCAATTACCCAGTCATTCGTTGAGGACAGAGTTTCTTGTAAAGTTACCATAGTCTTTTCGCATATAGCGTCCAAGGATGTTGCTATTATAGTACGCAGGACTACCGTCGTCAAGAGCTTCTGACAAGACGTTGTTTAAGAATAGTTGTTTAGTCTCTTCGAAATTACAATTTCCTTTTGTTTCATGGAGACTCAGTATTTCTCTACTGAAGATCTCTTTACCATACTTTTTTATATCTTCCTTCAACTCAGGACAAGAACCATAATACTTCTGCCAATCAGATTCTTGTTTTACTTTTCTTTTTTTACCTGGAGGTTTTCTAAATGACCAGAAGTACTTTCTACCGATGTATTTCTTACCTGATTGTATATTAGTAATCCTGTAGACAAAACCGTACAGATCGTTAATATCCTCAGATAGAAAAGTTCTACCTTCAAAAACCCAGGGGTTTTCATAACTCATATTATGTAATTCTATGAGCTATTATTTATCTTTAACCGTGACAAACCTAGTCTATTGACATTTTAGTTATTTGTCAAGCCTTTAAGAGCTCTTATAGGTCTCTTTATAAGTTCTCTAGTGATTGGAGTTGGACCTGATCCAGGACCACCCTGACTTGCAGGAACTCCTACAATCCTTCTTTGCTTGATTGACTGTGGAATATCAATACCAAATGCTCTGTCAGGTCTTCCAAGAAGTCCAGGTTTTTCACCTGCCTTGTATGCCTTATTACTCATACCTCTCTGTAAGGCATCATCACCAAACAGAGTTTTAGGGTTAGGATTCTTCTTGAAGTACTCTAAAGGCGATCCAAAGGGTGCCTGTGCCTCGTTTGGAATGCGAGTATTCTTTCCTTTGTTAAACCAATTCATAGCACCTGTTGCTGCTTTTTGAAGTGGTTTTTTGATAACACCTTTCAAAAATGTTCTAACACCCTCATCAATTTGAGATGAGTATGCCCTCTCTGAGAATTCTTTATACGTCTTCATTTTTTGGGCAGTGGTTCGTCTGCGCGGATTTTTCTACCAGCTTTTTGACTTGCCTCTCTGTATTTGTTTGCATCAGCATTCTCTGAAGGAGAGTATGACACAGGTTCATCTACCTTAGGATGACCTGGAGGGTTTGGAATTGGTTTACCATTGATAGATGGGTTGGAACGTCCTATTCTTCCTTCCTCTACAATGTCTCTAAGGTGCTCAGAGGTCATCTGCATCATTACATAATTCGCCTCCTCTAAGGTCTCTGCGTGCCCCTCAGAGAGCAGGTATTCAAGAACTACATCATAAGATTCCTTTTTGTACTTTCTTTTCATCTGTCTGTAAATGTTATCGGTATTTGTAAGTGTGTTATCATATCCATATCCACCATATTGTCTCATAGTATCAAGATCTAAACCTTTAGGTTTAGGTGCTGGAGCGGGAGTAGGTGCAGGTGCTGGAGCGGGAGTAGGTGCAGGTGCAGGTTCTGTCTTACTTTTTCTAGCAGCATTATCACGTTTGATTTGTGCTTCAAGTTCTTTCTCACGGGTAGAACCCTTAGGAGAAATATTCATTGACCCTGCAGGGACGGTATTACTTGGGTCGGATGGTTTACTGTATCCAGGGGGATACTTACCCTCCCTTTTTTTATATTCATCAGGACCTACATATGCTCCACCAAAAGGTGTTCTCCATCCAGTAATAGGAACACGTCCTGGTGAATAATATTTACCACCCTGCTTTTGTCCCTGATAAGAAAGAAAATCTAAACCTAGATTATATTCGTTTAAATTACTCATCGTCTGCAAGCACAACTTTTTGAATAATTTCTTCTGCCCATTCATCACTCATGTTTTCCATGATGGTATGAGCTCTATCAAGATCATCCGCTAACTTAGTTTCAAGAAGATAACCAGTAATCGCATGATAAAGATATTCTGTGCTCTCTGCGATAAACTCTTCGCTCAAGACTTCAACTTCTTCTTTTTGAGTATTTCCTCCTCCTGTCAAATTCTTAAAAAATTTCTTGATACCAGACTTTCCAGGTGGTTTTTGAAGGTCATTAACAATTTCTCCAACTCCATATGCCGCACCTGCTAAAGGAACTGCTGGAGCTAATTTTTTTCCAACAAATCTTGCCTGTCTATATGTAGTTCCTGCAAGAGTATTGACAGTTTTACCAGCATCTCTCACAAGTTTTGAACCGATATTAGTTGTTGCTTTAGCACCTGCATCCAAAAGACCTTGTGCAAGTGGTTTGTTTGGATCAAGGTTTAAGTTCCTTTTGATAATAGGAGATAATTCTTTCCGTGCATACTTGGCCAGCTCGGTTCCCTTGGCTTGTGCAAATTTCCTTGCAGTATTACCAAATTTTATTGCATTAGCAACACCACCTAGAATAGCACCACCTACTCCTGTATTAACTCCATCACCAGGTGCTTCACTAAGCATAATTTTACTGGTGATTTGATTCAACTCACCATGACTTTTATGAGATAACCCAGACATCTTCTTAACTTAAAGTATATTTTTATTTATCAATATGCAGGTCCCATCTTGTTTGGATTCTTTCTTCTTCTTTGATCCAGTTCTCTTCTCTGAGCACCAGTAAGTGTTCCATCAGCAGTTGCTGTGGGTGTTGCAAGAATACCAGCAGTAGCAAGTGCAAGAGGTTTAGCTACAGCAGGTAATACCCTTTTTGCAGCACTTCTCCATCCTGGAGTTACTGATGCAACTTCAGTGGCACTATCAAGAGCAAAGTTTATTGCTGGATTATTACCAGTCAAGTTTTTAATTGGTCTTGTTATTTGATTACCAATCTCACCTTTAACCATCATAGATCCTAAACCTCTTGCACCTCTTCTGATAGTTCCGACTGGATCTTTTCTCAGTGACGAAACACCTTGTCTGATGTTACCAGGTATATTTTTAATATCTTTTGCTACACCACTAGCATAACTCAAGATAGGGTTTTCAACTAAGTGCGCCTGTGAGTATGCCTGTTCGGAAAATTGTTTGAATGTTTTCATTTCATCCCCAACTGTTGTCTGAGTACTGTGATGAGAGAGTTAACTCCTTGTTGTGATGCAGCGTGAGTAACAACAGCACCAACTGTTTTGAGTGGTTTTGGAAGCATTCTGTATGCTGCAGCAGACAAAGCATCTGTGGCAGCAGCGGCACCAATTCCTCTTACGAGAGCACCCTGAGTACCTTCACCCCGTTGCACTCCTGTGTTATATCCACTGTAAGCAGATAAACCTCTTCCCAAAGTTCTAGCAGCAGAACCCATAACTGCAGCATTCTGCTTCTTAATTGCGTCAGGAGTTGAAGCAGCAGCAGACTGTCTCTGTTTATCTATAGCACTAGTTACAGCAACCTGAGGTTTTGGTGCTGGTGGTGGAGCAGTAGAAGTGCGTGTGGTGCTAGTTGTGATAGGAGCTCCTTGTCTGGTCCTTCCTATAGTTCCTTTAGGTTTTACATCACCAGTTGTTGTGAGATTTCTCATTGCATCATCAAGATCTTTATTTCTTAATGCATCAATGTCTCTCAATGCATCATTTCTAGCCGTAGCACGAGATGCTTCACCAGTTCCAACTGGTTTAGTTACTGGAGGTTCTGGTGTGGGTTGTGCTCTTTCTGGTTTAGTTACTGGAGGTTCTGGTGTGGGTTGTGCTCTTTGTCTTCTAAATCTTTCACCAGTTCCAGAGGTTGCTGTAGGAGATCCTACAAGTTCATCAGAGGAATCAGGTTTTCTTCCACCACCAAGAATATTAGAGCTTGCCTTTTGGAGAATTTCATCGTCCGTTTGTGTTCTGAGAGTATCAGCAACGTTTCTCAACTGAGATTTATCTGGTTGACCAACTATGTCTGCAGCAGCAGTAGCTCTTCTACTAAAGTCAGCAAATCCAGTTGTTGGGTTTGGATTTGGATATTTTGCATCGATCTTCTTGTAGTCAGATTTTATTCCACTTCTTGCTACTGGGTCTCCTGCAGCTGCAGCAGCGGTTCTTTCTCTTGACTGAACAGACACTGCTCTAGGGTCAACACCATACTGTGCAGGATTTTTTCCAGGATCACCATAACCCATTGCACCCCTACGAGTAGCATAGGTTTCAAGTCCTCTTATTGTTTGTTGTCCTGATGGGGTTCTATATCCCTTTTCAATAGCAGCACGCTGTGCAGCGGTAAGAGTAGGTGCACTTGATGCAGCTGCTGTCTCAAGGTCTCTTACAACGGCACTAGATCTGGTCCTCCTTCTTCCTGCAGGATTTGGAGGAGGTTCCGGTGCTGGTGTAGGTGCTGGTGCCGTAGGAGATAATTCTTTAGTTATTCTACGTCTCTCTCGCTGAGGTTGTGGTGTATCAACCTCAGTGATAAAATTTTTGAACGACTTCATGTGTTCACACTTTTCCTATATGGATATTTATAAAAAAAGAGAGGACCTCAGTCCTCTCTCTTAAATGCTTCATATCCATCATATTCACCGAACATATATGCATCAGACAATGCTGCTTCTTTATATGCTCTGTATGAGTCTTCTACATCTGTGGAAGATGGAGTAAGAGGTTCAATCTTCTCCATCTCCTCCCAAACTTCCTCTAAATCAGAGGGAGAATCCTGAGAATGTGTCTGCTTTGACATCTTGCTTGATTCCTCCAACGATGTAGGATTCGACTTCGGTTTCCTGTGGGGCAACCTGAAGACCTTTAGAAGAGATCCAATGCTCTGTCCAAGGAAGTGGATTGTTCTTTGCGGCAATGTCATAGATCGGTTTGAGTCCAATGGCTTTCATTCTGCGATTGGCAACCCATTCAACATACTGCTGCAGCAGTTTATCATTAAGACCAATCATTGAACCATCCTTGAACAGATGTTCTGCCCAAAGTTTTTCTTGGTTCACGGCATTTTCAAATGTGCGAATGATCCAAGGTTCTTCCTCTTTAGCAATTTGTGCCATCTCAGGGTCATCACCATCAGACCACTTCTTCAGAATATTCTGAGTGATGGCAAGATGCTGGTTCTCATCACGCGAAATCAGAGAGATGATTTTTGCACTTCCTTCCATAAGCTTGAGTTCGCCAAACGCAAAGCTGCAAGCAAAGGATACGTAGAAGCGAATACCTTCAAGTATATTAACGTTTGCAACTGCTCTGTAGAGTTTGCGCTTGAGTTCATACCTTCCTTCGAGTGCATATGGGACTTGTTCAAGAGCGTGCTTCCAGTCATTAGAGTTATCATAATGATGGGCAGCGTTAATGAAGTCATCGTATGCTTCTGTAACGCTCTTAGCACGTTCTACAATACGATCATTATTAAGAATATGGTCAAACACATCAGATGGGTCTGAGTAGACATTCTTAATGATGTAGGTGTAGGAACGACTATGGATCATCTCCATAAACTCCCAGACCTTCATACACGCTTCCAGTTCAGGAAGTGAGCAGTATGGAGCAAACGCCATACCAGGACCACGACCTTGAACAGAGTCAAGCATGATCTGATACTTCAAGTTAGAAGTAAAGATATGCTTTTGCTCTGGGCGCAGCAGATGATAGTCGCTGCGATCTTTCTGGAGGGAGACCTCCTCGGGTCTCCAAAAGTAACCTAACTGTTGTGTTGTGAGTTTTTCAAAAACTGGATATTTGTAAGAGTCGTATCTCTGAACACCTAGTGGTTTACCGAAAAACATAGGTTGTTTTTTAGTGTCAACTTCTTCTGAGTTGAAAACGGTCATTGAATCGACCATTGGTTTACTCTCGCTGTTTGTCTTAAATCTTACAAGACTCACACTCTTCCTCCTCGGCTTGTTCTAGTTGAGCAATTAAACTATCAAGTGACTCTTTGGTTTCTTCAACCTCGTCAGTCTTGATATCGTATGTGTTCTGATAATATGAGGTCTTCCAACCGTATTTGTATGTAGTCAGAAGGTCTTGTGCCATTACAGAAACTGGGACCTCATTGTCTGGGAAGTGAGTCGGGTTATACGACCAGTTACCAGAGATCGCTTGGTCAAAGAACTTCTGCATCACAGCAACAATATTAATGTAACCACGATTGGACTCCATATCCCAAAGAAGCGTATAAGAGTTCTTAAGAGTTCCATATTGAGGAACAATCTGTTTGAGAACTCCTTTCTTTGACTTCTTAACGGACAGAAAGGCTCTAGGTGGCTCGATTCCATTTGTTGCGTTTGACACAACGGAACTGCTCTCCGATGGCATTTGAGCCGACAGAGTTGAGTTCCTGACTCCATATTGACGGACATGTGCTCGAAGACCTTCCCAATCATAGTGAAGCTCATTTGGCACTATCTCATCTACATCACTCTTATATGTATCAATAGGAAGAATTCCATTTCCGTATTTGGTTCGGCTACTGTACTCACAGGCACCCTTTTCCTTAGCAAGGTTCACGGTGGACTGAATGAGATAGTACTGGAATGCTTCCGTCAGGTTATGAACAAGTTTCCAAGCGCCTGGATCACCATACCCTTCACCGTTCTTAGCAAGGTAATGTGCTAGACCGATGTAACCAATTCCAAGTGAGCGGCGTGCCTTTGTTGCAATTTCTGCTGCTCTGATGGGGTAGTTTTGAAAATCAATGAGTTCATCAAGAGACCTAACAGCAAGATCACAGAGAACTTCAAGATCTTCAAGATCCCTAATTTTTCCAACATTAATAGCACTAAGGATACAGAGAGCAATTTCTCCAGTTTCATCGTCAATATGTTGAAGTGGTTTTGTTGGGAGAGTGATCTCTTGACACAAGTTGCTCATCTCAACCTTGTCCGTAAAGGACGAGTGAGAGTTACAATGGTCAATGTTCATGATATACAGTCTACCAGTTTCTGCCCTTTCTTTCAAGAGGTCCAGAAAGAGTTCTTGAGCGCCGATAGTCTTTCTCGGAATAGAGTCATCTGATTCATAACGAACGTATAGTTCATCAAACTCAGGAGTCCCAAAAGCATCATACAGACCTGGAACAGCGTGAGGGCTGAAGAGACTGATGTCTTCGTTTTTGATGAATCGTTCATAGAAGAGTTTGCTGATTTGGATAGAATAATCCAGTTTCCTGACTCTGTTGTCCTCAGTGCCCTTGTTATTTTTAAGTACAATGATGTCCTCTATTTCTTGGTGCCAGATTGGGAAGTGGACAGTCGCTGAGCCACCTCGTATTCCATTTTGTGTACAACACCTGACAGTTGATTCAAACTTTTTAAGGAAAGGTACAACGCCTGTGTGTTGAACTTCTCCGCCTCTGATTTTAGCGTTGATGCCACGGATTCTGCCTGCGTTGATACCGATTCCCGCCCTTTGTGCAACGTATCTGCCAATAGCCATATCAGAGCTAAAGATAGAATCGAGGGAGTCATCAACATCAACAAGAACACAGCTAGCATATTGTCGAAGTGGAGTTCGCACTCCTGCCATGATAGGTGTGGGAATGTTGATTTTGTGTCTTGAGATTGCGTCATAGTACTTCTTTACGTAGTCGAGACGTGTGTCCTTAGGATACTTGGAAAAGATAGTCGCTGCAATCAAGAGATACATGAACTGTGGTGTCTCATAAACAGAACCACTGCTTCTATCCTGAACAAGATATTTATCTACGACCTGGCGAAGACCAGCATATGTAAACAAATAGTCACGACTGTGATCAATATATGACTGGAGTTTATCAAACTCTTCGTCAGTATAAAGATTCAGAATCTCAGGGTCATAGACACCGAGACTCACACAACGCTCTACATGCGCCTTCACAGACGGGTTCTCATGCATCCGACCAAACAGTTGCTTACGGAGAGCAAACAGCAGCAGACGCGCTGCTACGAACTGATAGTTGGGGTGGTCCAGATCAATAAGATCAGAGGCAGAACGAATCAGGATCTCCTGAATTTCTGCTGTAGTGATGCCATCATAAAACTGAATACCAGACTGAATTTCAACCTGAGAAGCAGAGACTCCTGCCAGGTCTTTACATGCCTGCTCCACCATGACGTGAAGTTTATTCAGATCAAGAAGTTCGGTTTTACCATCTCTCTTGACAACTTTTGTACCGTTACTCATATTTTCTTCCAAGTGTTGAATTTAACTTTTGCTTCTAAACCAGAATATGTATTTGATTTTAACATACTCATAACATCATGTCCAGCAAGGACCATATCGTTGATGTCTTTCTGTTCTACTCCGTTTGGCCAGATGACGACCTTTTCACCTCTGTCAATACATTTCCCAATTCGATTGACAATTTCTCTATTGCGGGGCTCGTTATCGTAAACAAGAACGATACTGCTTCCCTCAAAATAACCCAGGTCACCGTCACTACCACACAAAGCCACGCTATTGTCGATGAAAGTGCTGTCAAAGGGTCCTTCGACCACATAGACTGGTAGTTCTTCATTGATGTTATCAAGTCCATAGATTTTCGGTGCCTCTTCGTCAATCATCACGGTGATATATTTAACAGAGTTAGGAACTAGACTTCTGCCTTGGAAACCGATGAGTGTCTTGGTTTTATCATACATTGGTATGATGATACGTGCCTCGTCCCTATATGTGGAGTCAAACGTTTGTTTTTTTGTATTTGTCCACTTTTTGAAACTGTCAGTAAAGTAAAACTTTTCTGGATCAAGACGACGATTAATGAGATATTCTCTGGCAGCATCATTCACTGATGCTCTTGGAAGATCCAACTTCGTTTTGAATACTGGTTTCTTAAACTCCAGTTTCGGTGCTTCAACAACAAAACCCTTACCAGTGTGCCCCTCTTTGAACTTCTCAAGAGTGTATTGCTTGTGAAGAGTAGTATCAATAGTCTTCAAAAAGTTATTGAGGGAAAGACTAGCGCCGCAGTTATGGCACTTGAAGTTAGTGTTATTCTTCACGACATAAAAATACCCCCGTGCCTTATTCTTGTGCTTCTGAGAGTCACCACAGATAGGGCAGCGGAAGTTGTAAAGGTCATTCTTGACCTTCTTGAATTTCTGCAGACGCGAGGAAACTAGTCCAATATACTTGGAGTCAACTAGATCCATTATGTAAGGGTTTTACTGTCGCTCTATTATAACTTGCTGAGTTTCGGGAGTCAAGAAGATAGGTGCCAGTCTGCTACCTGCACCAATAATAAGTGCTGCCACTACGAGCACACCACCTACCTGCCATCTAAACTTTGAGAATGCCTTTATCTCCTCTTGTATCTTATCAATTCTACCATGAAGTATTTGAGTATTCTTATCACTATTAACCTTCATCTCATCAATCATCTTGATGATGAGTTCATCACTTTTAATACTTTGCTCAATCCTTTCGTCGTGCTTCGCAAGGATTTGAGCGATTCTTGTATTACCTTCAGATATCTTATCAACAGCTGTTTCTAACTTCGCTAGCATCTCTCTGGAGAGCTCTTCGTAAATATCTAACTTCGTCTCTAACTGAGCAACCTTTGAGTCAGACCACATCTTTCTTCAACCAATTCTTCCTTGAGTTTTTCTGATAGATATATCTTTTTTTCAATGGTTTATCATAACCAGCGACAGGACCCTTAGCATCAGCAGATTGTGTAAACCCACCAGCACCGACAGACATCTCCTCCGACAACTTATAGTTGCGAACAATTTCAATAACTCTGTCGATCTTCATAATGCTCTTAGTTGTGCTAAGCAGTGTTGGTCTATATCAAAGTCGTCAATATTACTCTTAGGATACTCAGGCAACCTATTCAAGAATACTAGGAAACTTTTTATCGCTGGCCAAAGTTCTTCATCAAGATTATAAAATAGCAGAGGGACTGCTGCGTCGTTAAACACATTAAATAAAACTATGAGGTGGTTCAAAATAAGGTGAACCTTCAACTCACCACTATTCTTATACCTTTTCAATAATCTTTTCACGTATCTAATACGTTTAAGATCAGACTCAAAGTCGTCCCTTGTAACTGACTGTGGGTTATCGTAGAATTTTATAGCGAAGAGTAAGTAGTTACTCTCATTCAATTCGTCAAATCTCATATATTAACCCATGTTATCATTCAGGAAGCAGTGCGTCGTCAGCAGCGTCAGCAGTGATGGAACTACCAGCAACAAGAACTTCTGTCTTGACACGTAAGTTACCGTGTCCATCAGTGTAGGTTTGAATACCAACCCAACCAGCGTGAGCAGGGTTGTACTTCTTCTGTTCAGCAGTTGCTGTTGAAGAACCAGAGTTGGTCTTCTGTTGCTCTGCCTCGTCTACACCGTAGATTTCGGTTCCGCCGTAGTTGCTATCTTCATTCAAGTAGATAGGTTGCTCAGAGATGTTGTAAGCAACACCACTGATAGCAGTTCCGTCAAGACCTGTAGTATTGTGGATAGTAAAGGTTGTGTTACCAGTTCTTTCTTTGATAACTGCACTTCCCTTACCAGTGATGGTAACTACCGTGCCTTCAATAGTAGAAGCAGCAGGAAGAGTTCCAGTGCTGATAGTGCAAACCTTGGTGGTAAGGTTCACGCTAATTGTGCCGGTAGAGAATAATGAGTCTGATACGCCCCAAAGAGCCATGTGTCCTTACCTATATTAAAATCTTATATTGATATTTATAAAATTATTCAGCTTCTCTGTTCTTGATTGCCTTAGTGACAACCTCAAGAAGTTGATCGTCCATGTCAGTCTTGGTCAGCTTAACCGCTTTACCCAAGATAACAAGACAGATCTCAACCATCTTCTCACCGAGTTCTTCGTTTTCAGGAATCTTTGCGATAGCATCTTTGATAATTTTAGATGCAAGCGGAAGGAGAAATGCTAACATTGCCTTAGAGCATACGTTACTCTATATAGCAAGTTAATTATTATTTCACATTGTTTTCAATCTTTTTTTCTTGATCCGCTTTTGTTGTAGTGCCTCTTGGAGTTCTGTTGATTTTTACACCCATTTTTTCCAAACCGCTTTGAGCTGTTCTGGTAACTTTATCAACAACATCTTGAAGGTTTTCATCAACTGTTTGAACTTCCTCTTTTGGAAGACCTTCAGAGACAATCTTTTTGATGGTGTCAGTGATAGAGAGTTCAGTTTCCTCACATGATGATTTCATCTCATCAGAGGTTGCCATCTTCTCATACTTGTCTTCAACCTCATCTGGGTCAACCATGACGATAGGGTTCTTGATACCCATACCTGCTCTCAACTTATTCTTCATTACGTTAATCATGGCAGCGTTACCACGACGGTCAGGAGTTTCTACCTTCTTAGGAGGTTCAACACCAACCATGGTATCTGCTTCCTGAACTACTTCCTCACAAGTAGACTCTTTCTTTTCTTCACCTTTATCCTCTTCCTTACCTTTCTTCTTAGCAATCATTGCCAAGAACTTTTCTTTTGCCTTACTATCTTTCTTCTCAGCAATCATTTCACCTTCAAGTTCGTGTGAAGACATGATCTTATTACCAGTATCAGATGGGTCCTGAGGGAAGATCTTAATCTTACCTTCCTTATAGTTGTCAAACTTAGTGCCGACATCAATCTTAGGTGGTTGACCTTTACCTTCAGTTGAAGTAGTACCAGTCTTCTCTACAAAGACCTCTTCTTTTTGAGTTCTCTTTGCCATCGCTTTCTTAATGGCTTTGTCTCTAGAACCCATGTACTCATCGGTTCCAGATTCTACTTTACCATCACCATCATAATCTTTTTTTGCTTTCTTTTCAGTTTTCTTTCTTGGGTCTTTACCACCCTCATAAGCATCACCGTGCTCAGTCATTTCGACTTTAAGACCTCTTGCTCTCAGAGCACTGATCTTTTCACGGTCAGCATATCTGACATATGAACGATCATTCTTGGGGTCGGTAACTCTGATCTTATACTTTCTGACTTTCTCTTCAGTAAGTCCTTTTTCATACTCAAGTTCAATCTGTTCTTCCTTGTCTACACCCTCAACAAAGACCTTATACATGGCGTTAGCAACACCATCTACTGCCCAGTCAACACTATTGAGATCAAACTGCTCAGACATTCCACCCTTCTTACCAAAGAGTTTTTCCTTAACAGCAGAACGCTCAGCAGGACTCATCGAAGTATTCGACATGTACTGGGAGAAAGCGGCTTTCAGATCAATATCTTCTCTTCTGGCACGATAGCGAATATCATACACTGCTTGACGAATTCTCTTTGCAGAGTTCTCTTCCGTCTTACCAGGAGCAGGTTTTTTACCCTTGGCAGCAGGCTTTTCTCCACCCTCTTTCTTATCGGCAACAGGAGAGTGCTTACGTGCTGGAAGTTCTTCAGAAATATTGATAGTCATTGGAAGATGTTACTAGCTTACTTTTTTCCTGTATTTATTTATGAAATCCTGACCCGTGAGTCTAGCAACATACTTAAAGTGAGCATCGGTTCCAACTTCTCTTTGGTTCGCAGGAACTCCAGAAGGACCAGGATAATTTACAACTGCTTCCATAACATCCTTGATCCAAGACTTGAACATAATCTTATCTTCAGTTACACAGATAAGATACGTCGTTCCTCTACGAATAACACGACCAACCAGACCAGTGTTCAAGTTTTCAACCAAAGTTCCAATATCAAATATCTTTTTATTAAGGTAGTTCTCTCTAAGATTCTGAGGATAGAACTTAGGAGCAATTTCCCAACGCTTTGCTTCGTTGATACCCATGGAACGACGAACCATACCAAAGATTTCCTTTGCCTTTTCTGGTTTCATATCACTAGGCATACCAGAACGAAACTTATTAAAGTCATTCTCAGAAGCAGCAAGTCTCATTCTTGATGCAGATAAACCTTCTACTCCATCAGAGTCTGGGTCTCTATCTCCTGCAGACACAACTTCAAGTTTATCAAACTTGTATAGTTTACCATTGTAACTACCAGAAAGTTTTTCAAACTCTTTTACTCTATCAGCACCGCCGACAATTCTGACATTGGCATATCCATCATTATGTGCTTTCTTCAGAACGTCAAAAATAGTTCTTGTTCCAGCATCATTAGCAATGTTCTTCTTGTGCTGCGGGAACATATCCTGCATCACTTTGACTTTAGTGTCAGCATCCAAAGGATTCTTTTTAGGGTCCTGACTGCGTGACGGAACAATCATATAGTCACCACCATCACTCTTAGCAGAACCAGCAGCAGTATCCATCAACTGCAAGTGACCAAGGTGTGGAGGATTGAAACGACCAAAGGCAACGGTCAATGTTCCCTTAGTCTTTTCTACCTCATCATATTGTGGTTTAACTTCCTTCTGCTCTTTTTCTTTTGGAGCGGCGGCAGCAGGAGCAGGTGCTGCCTGTTGTTGTCTGGCAGGGTCAACAAAGTTTGGATTGGATACACGCTTCTCTTTTTCGGTGGAAGGTGGATCTTGCTTACCAACTTTCTGACGCTTGTTATAAAACTTGAGTCTTCCTTTCTCTGTCTTCGCTACAAACTCACCATCTTTATACCATCCACCATGACCGTCTCCCTGCAGACCCATACGTGCTGCCTGCTGAGATGCGGACTCAGTAATAAACTGGAAAAAACTTTTCATCACTTCTTGAGTTCTACACTGATAGATGCTTTATTGTCACCAATGTAACGCAAAACATCATTTCGTATCTTTATATATTTATCTTTGTGTTTACCCTCACACTTTTTATTGATGACACTATAGACGTAATAAGCAAACTCTCCATAGTCCTTACCGTTGTAGTCCTTGATGAGTTGTTTGATGTAAGTATTCATATTGAAAACATTCCCTCTAATGCTTCAAGATAATGTCTAGGGTAAAATCTATAAACTTTTTGACCTCCAGATTTTCCACTAGCAACTTCAAGTTTATATCTTATTTGAACTACTTTCTTTCCACCAAGACTTATAATAATCTTAGGATCCCCAGATGTATTTACATTTACTGTATATGTTGAACTAGCTAAAAGATCTCTGAATTCTCTATTGGCAACTCTAGTCTTAACAAGACCTTTCCCATCAAACTTAACAAGTTCAGTGTTTACATTTCTGGAAAGACCAAAGATAATATAGTCAGCAAAACTAGTTTTTCCAGCATTTACACCATCGGCACCCAGAGTTCTTTTCATCTGATCCGAGGCATACTTATATACCAACTGAGCACTTGATTTTAATTTTGGTCCACCACCAGTTTGCTCCGCAAGAGCTCTGGATGAATACTTCTTTGTATAAACTTCAGTATCAAAAAAATCATTGATAGCAGTATTATATGCTGAAGCAACTGGTGAAACATCTACACCCATTTCACCAAAGATACTGAGAAACTTTTCAAAACCTTGACCAGAAACTTGGTGAAACTGTTCTCCTCCACTTACTTTTAAAGAATAGTCAATGTTTCTAAATCTTCTATCTGGATTGGTAGGAGAGTTTACTTCAACTTTAACATCAGCTTTAGTACCTCTCTGGTCTTCAGTTCCTGCAGCACTAATTCTAATGATGTCCTGCCTTTCATTTATAGATAAACCTCTTGCCTGAGCATTCAATCTACTATGAGAGTTAACAAAAGAAATAGCACCAGTTCTAAGGTCACTCACCTTAGACCAGTTAGATCTCTCACTTAAAAACCTTTGTGCTTTTTGTGGAACTGCTACAGTCACAGAAATCGTATCTATGACTGCGCTACCAACATCATTTACATTTTTAGTATATCCTTTTTTCATCATCTCAGTCAAAACAGTATCTACGTCAGACTGAGTAACTTGTGGCAAAGTCTTAGATGTTTTAAGTTTTGCCCTTTTTACAAATCTTGCAGCAACCGCTGCAGCAAAAAAGACTTCAAATAAATCTCCTCTATTTGCAGGGATTGCTGGTGCCATAGTCCTTTTGGATTATTTATCCACCAAGTTCAGCACACTCACCATTAATGTAGATAGTGCCTGGTGGACAATCATCCTGACACTCAACTTCTTCCTTTTCAAGTTGTTCATCAATATCCACAATAACACTGCGAATATCAACTACACGTTCAGGAACTGCTTTAGGATCGTAAGTGTAGACTTTAGTGTCTGCAAATAGAGACTGTCGGACTGCTGCTGCTTGGCGAGCATCCATTGTGATAGTTACGGTTTTCATCGGTCGTCAGAGGCACGGTTTTCAGAGTAATAGATATCAAACTGACCACCAGGATATCGCTTTTCAAGTTTCTTGATATTGGTTTCAATAACTTCTTCGAAAGAAATATCAAGTGCTTGAGTTGCTTGTGCTACGTACCAGAGAAGATCACCCAACTCAATAATAAGATGTTCTCGGTTGTCGTCATTCCAAGGTTTGCCTTGGAATACCATCTTCTTGATGATCTCCAAAAACTCACCACCTTCAGCATTGATCCCAACCCCAGCAGTAAAAAGACGCTCAATATTGGCACCCTTTCCATCAAGTTCAACAAGACGGTCAGCAAGCGAAACAAAATCTTTAGAAGCATCGCTGGTCACTGCATCAACAAAGTGTTCATACCGTTCAAAGTTAATACGCTTAGTCATTAGAATTTAAATCCGTCGAATGATTTTTTAGGTTTGTCCTCCTCAGGAGTATACTCCTCTTCTTGCCCAGAGTCAAGTATATTGTCTTGTGCTGTTTGCTCACAGTCATACAAACGCATTTTGGCACGGTCAATGCCAACAATGAACCTCTTGTAGATGGTCGGATCATTGTATCGGTTTTTCAACTGCTTCACCATTATCTGACCAAGTTGTTCAAGTTCCTCAGTGCTAATAAGGGCAAACATAAGATCAGCAGTAGCAGGGAGACCAAAGGACTCACTAGTGTCAGT